CGCGACGACATTCGTGTCGATGTACCGGTCGATTCGCTGGTCGATGAAACAGAATACAAGCGCTACTACAAGACCTCACGGGGCTTCTCGGGCAAGAACGTGGAGCTGTTCCTGGGAAACTTCGTAAGCCTGCTGGCACGGGAGCGGGTGGGCGCTAAAACCGCATTTGATCGACTGAAGGAGTGGGAGTGCTGGCCGGTGATTCGTGATCACTACGCCTCGAAGGATATGGCGGAGCGGGACCTGTACAAGCACATCAAGAACCTGCTTCAGGAGCGGCATGTGCGGTGGGGTCGCGCTATATGACGGCACGCAAGGACGGTAAGACCTGGACGGCTGACTTCTACGAAAACGGGAGAAGCGGACGCCGTATCCGCAAGAAAGGCTTTCTGACCAAGGCCGCTGCCCAGCGCTACGAAACGGACTTCTTCAAAAGCCTGACGCAAACCGGGCGGCCGCTGGATGATCGGCTATCGGATCTGGTAAACCTCTGGCACCAGCTGCACGGCTGCACCCTCAAAGACGAGAAGACACGTCTGTCGAGAACGCTGGCGATCGCCAAACGACTCGGCGATCCGCTCGCCTCGTCCTTCGACGCACTAGCCTGGGCGCGGTATCGGCAGCAACGGTTGAAAGAGGCGTCTCCGCACACGGTCAACCACGAGCAGCGCTACCTGTCCGCCGTGTTCGCAGAGTTGATCCGGCTCGGTGCCTGGGTAGGAAAGAACCCGCTCGCCAATGTCCGGCAGATCAAGACCGATCAGGTAGAGCTGACCTTTCTTACCCTGCCGCAGATCCGCCAGCTGCTCGAAGAGTGCAAGCGCTCCACCAACAATCACACCTACCCCGTCGCCCTGCTCTGCTTGGCTACCGGTGCCCGCTGGGATGAAGCCGAGTCGCTGACCCGTGCCGCGATCTACGGTGGCAAGGCTCACTTCCACCGAACCAAGAATCGACAGTCGAGATCCGTACCGATCCCGAAGGATGTTGAGGATCTGGCGTTGAAGGTGGGCATGCCTGGAAACGGTCGGCTGTTCATGCCCTGCCGGTCGGCCTTTCGGTGTGCATACAAGCGTTGCGGCTTCGACACACCGGGCCAGATGACCCACATCCTGCGGCACACCTTCGCCAGTCATTACATGATGGCCGGTGGTGACATTCTCGGCTTGCAACGAATCCTGGGGCACTCATCGATCACGATGACCATGCGCTATGCGCATCTGTCGCCGGATCACTTGGAATCGGCACTGCGGCTTTCGCCGTTGGCGCAATGCGGGGTTGTCAGCCATGGCCTCTAAGGTGCTGACGCTGATAAGGTTCTTGCAACCTAAACAGCTGGTGGCTCGCTACATGGAAAGTAAGATCCCGCTCCCGACGGGCAACATTTACAAGTTTTATGCGCTGTTCTCGTTGCTGCTTTTGGTCTTCACGCTGGGCGCATTTCTATATGTTCAACAGACCGCCCATGGTCAGGTGATAGAGATATTTCCAGAGCTTGAGGTACTTAAAGCAGCCGAAGAGCTATCTCCTGAAGAGAAAGTGAGAAAGCAGATACTTGAGCGACAGCTTGAGGTGATCGGTTCAGATAGGAAATTTTTCAATCGGACACTCAGCGCACTTCTTGGGGTCGCCCTCTCGGGAATTTTTTTCGGGTTTCTCCGATGGCATTGGTTTATTCAGCCGCTGCAAGATGAGCAGGCAAAAATTCAGCTAGAGATTTCCCGACTGCAGCTTGAGAAGCT